GTGTTGTGCATCACGGCAAGTCCTCCGATGCTGAGTGCATCAAAGATACCTTCCATTACTAACGCATGGTTCCAGGCTTTGTTTTGTAGATCTGTGCCAAACACGTAGTTAGATTGGCTGTCGGATATGTACTTAGGCGTTTTGTTATCGAGAAATCTACATGTATAACCCACAATCTGGTCATTATGGGTAAATGGAATAATCACATGTGGTCTGGTCCAGTGGATGCCGTCATTTTGTATCTGCACCATTACAGGAAAGTCTTCTGGCACCTTCCTTGAACGCACGTAGTCTCTGTAGTTGCCTTCATCAGTCAACATCTCAGCAAACGGTGGCAAGTCACGTTCTTCAAACTCAATTGCAGAGAGTGAGTTAAAAGTTTTTTGCCGATCTTCTAATATGCCATTGATACTCCTGTGGCGCAGACTTTCCAAGTTAAGATAATCAATCTCGGCATCGGGTACACCAAGCCAGTTCAAGAGCCTACGGGCTTTGATACTCAGGGAGCGGCCAAGGATAAAACTAGCGGTGTATCCACAGTTGAAGCAGTGATAACTCCACCCTTGTTCGGTGGCCTTTAGACCACCACGTTGTCTTTTGTCTATGTTGTTGCCATTATGACTGCAACAAACTGCATTGAAGCTGATCCACCCCGATGGAGTCTGTTTTCGTTTGCCGGGTAAGTAGGAGACAATGTCTAGCATCTGTATAGTATAACAGATTCACAGACAAAAAGCAATCAACGATACATCAAATTGGTAATAGTACCATTGTTTATGACAACACTGGCATATACCGGATTGCCAAATGTTATTGGCAAATATCCAGAGCCTGGGTCGGTCACAGTGATAGGACCAATGCCACCATCAGATCCTATACTGGCCACTGCCTTGGCTCCTGCACCATTGCCCACAATTAACACATTTGGTGCTGCCACATAATTTTGGCCGGTGTTGTTGACTGTGATACCTGTGACCATTCCGTCAACCACTGTGGCAGTGGCAGTGGCGCCAAATCCTTGGCTCTGATTGAATGCCACCCGAAGCAGTGGATGAAACCCAAGCACATTAAGATAAATGCTTTCTGTTGCATCCATGTACTGTGTTGAGTCGGTCACATCATACCAAGGTGCTTCATAGTCCTCGGCTGCTTGTGCTTTGATTGTGCCTGTGTAATGTGTTAGATCCATTTTAATTGTGGTCAAGCTGGCACCGTGTGTGGGAATTTGACTTGAATAAAATTCTGTTGCGTGTGCGGCATTCAATGGCTGCGGTGTAAGAGCCCAGTCTGGCCAGGTGCTTGGAGGATTTTGCGGCCAAGCATTTGGGCCATAAATTGTGGGTATAGTCAAGTTGGCACTGTCTTGAAATTCTGGCAGTATAGAGTCCACAATGTTGCAATCTGCTCGTGCTTGGCTATTGGCATCTGTGTACACAGCTTGAACATAATTTCCCGAAGTACGTTGTATGCTGTAACTAGCAGGCTGTGCTACCAAATCAATGGTATCTTCTGTTGTCAGCACTACCTTGACTCTGCCAAGTGCGGCACTCAACGTTTCCATTGGTTTGCTGAGCAACAGCACATCGCCATTTTGGCCAATCATACGGAACACAAATGTGCTGCCGGTGATGTTTACAGGTTTTTGTTCCTGATTAATAAATTCAAACAAAAGCACATTATCAACGCCTTTGTTTACAGTTAGTTGTTTTGCGTACACTGGATCGTACCTCGCTGTGAAATAGCCACCGCTGGTGTCAATCAATAACACTCTGGTGATTTGCTGATATAAGTAAACGGTGGTGGAATACATAGAACAATATTTATGGGTAATAATATCTTTGACAAATTGACGGAAAAGTATCCGTTTATTACGCTGTGCGTGTATGCAAACGTGGAATACGTGGGGGTAGTTCAGAATCGGGACGACGCAGTCACAACCATCTACGACTTTGGTAGTATACCATTGCAAGAAGATAAACTGAAGTTCTTAGAACTGGCCACAACATGGTGGTGGGAAAGCAACAGATCTATCCCCATTAACATATTTTTGCGCACTGAGTGGGAACCGTTCCGCTACACACTACGCACTTTTGTCAACAAAGATTTAGAAATCTTGCATGGACCTGCTTGCAGTTTATTAGATATTGGCCGCAAAAAAGCCAAGCGAAAAAGTATCACACTGGTTCGACGTCTTGATTGAGTAGATTCATATGAAGTACCACAAGCATAGCATAAGACAAACTGTGCGACTTTTTGAACGTGTATCCTTGACTGTCATCCCCATCCCATACACTAGCAAACACATCCGGCCAGTGCTGATTCTGTAAGTGTGCTTTGCCTGGTCTAATAATTGATATAAATGCTGCCATTTGTGGGATGGTACTTGGGCGCATGTTCTTCAACAAGTCTGTGTAGTTGCCCACGTGAACTAGTTGTTTTGCCCATGTAGTATCTTGCCAAAGTCTATCCCATGGCGGCGTTGCTGCCAACATTTCTTGATAGTGCTTAGGATTTTTAATTAACTGATACACACTCATATTCAAAAAGTCTATTTTAAAATAACCACGCTGTTCAGCTTGGTCGTATTCTATTGCCGCACAGTTGTTTATGGGATCGTAGGGAATGTCTGTTACATACACTCCAGAGTTGTGTCGACGTACTTGGTCTTGTGTGATCTGCCGTGCTGACGTATACTGTATCAGTTTCAGTACACTATCTCGGTCAGCAAAGTCAATATCAATATCTGCACTCATAATCTCATATCCTCTAATATAGATTGTACATGAGGCCATAGCCATGTGTCAACCAGTTGCTGTGATTCTGCAGTTGCGTAGTGTCCACAATCAGTTTTTTTGAGCATCATACGATTGCATTCTGCGGCTGCCGATCCAGGTACAATATTAACAACATTGTGTAACCATTCATATCCAGGTAGTATCAATTCAAAACTGTCAACAAACCAGGAAAAAAATATTAGCGGTTTGTTCCATTGGTCACATAGTGCCTTGATTGCCAAAATATTGTGGACAGTTTGATAATTATAAAATCTTGTGCCTGCTACTTCGCGTAACCAAAACTTATCCAAGTCGCCTGAATCTTGTCCAGTTAGTGGATCTAGCCACCGACGATTGTCATGCACATTCATGGTATAACAGCCAATGTCTTTGTAAATGTTATTATGAGAAGGGTCGTAGTAATCTTTAGGTGCAGGAATTGGGTGTTCCCGATGGCCTGCTTGTATGTCCTGCCAGGTTTGAGATCCAATTACAACTCGAGAGGGTTCAGTAAGTTGAACAATTACCAAGTCTACTTCAGGATCTTTTACAATGTCATGACACTTTTCTACATAAAATGCATTACCTGCCCCGGCACTACATGCACGGACTAAACTACTTTGTAAGCGATCGCTTATATAATCCGGCCAACTACTTCCATACGTGGTTGTGGAAAAACTATCACCAATGGCAGCCAACTTTTTCATTACCACCCTGCTTGTTTTAGAATCTCTTTGGCATACTCTTGATCTGCTGAGTAGTCGTGAAACTTCTTGGACCAGGCATCGCTATCAATGTAGGGCCATATCATTGCAATCTGCGAGGAGTCTAACGTGTTTAAAAACTCTTGGCCTGACGCTGAGTTATATATCACCCAAGGTGATATTCGTCCTGTTGTTACTGCATGACATAAAACATTGCTATTGCCATAACGCAAACAATCATGTGCCGGATGTGTATGTTTTTCTTCCCAGTCAATGCTGTATTCTACTGCACGGGCCAGTGCATCTGCCACTGCTTCTACTCGTAGGTAAAACAACAAGTATTCTGTGTAGATTTTGTCACTGCACCAATTATCAATTTTCTTGTTGTTCTTTAGCAACCAGGTCATGAACTGTGCCGGATTGATAACTCGTGTGTTCACACAATAGCGGCCAAACTTTACAAATGCCCTATAGTATGGCGAGTCACAAAAGTCCTCAAAGGTCTTTAGCTTTGCTGATCCTTGTGCCATTTCGTAGAATTTGATATAGGCCTGGAATCCCAGTTGTACACCACGTTCACTTTGTTCCATACGCCTGCGCTTGGGCTCGCACATGTGTACTGCAATAGAGCTTTCTCTTGCAAACTCTTTTTTACAGAACTCGCATGTAAACTTACTTGTTGTCTCGGCCATGTGCTCTAATGTACTGATCAAGTTCTTTTTTGGTTGTTATTGCTGCCATGACATCTATCTCATCTGCTTTGTAATGTGGAAATAGTTCTGCCAGTTGTTTTTTCATTGAACCTGCACCTGCTTCTTTTTTCTTGGGCGCAATCCAGTTGTGTCTAAGTGAGCCCATACCTGGACTCACAGTTGTGGCCATTAGCCATTGCAGTTTGCGATGCT